TTAGCAAAAGCTTTGTTTTGTAAACTAAGTCCTAATTTTTTAAAGTTAAAGAAACTTAAAATTCTACCTAGTTGCATTTGAAACCCACTAATAAATCCTCTGACAAAAACAGATATAGCAGCTCCCAATCCTATGAATAACCCTTTACCAACAGCTTTAGGATTTTCCTTCACGGCCTTTGCACCTCGTACAACCTTACCACCAATTGCTTTAGCACGATCTTTCATAGCTCTTAGTTTAGCTAACGCAGCATCTTTTTTATCTTTAGAAATCAAAAATACGAATAGTTTAGCTAAAATTGATTTAACAAGAACCATCGCTGTTTCTACACCTGGTATAGAAGTAAGGGGAGCAAACGCCAGTCCAAGCTTACCGAAGTCATTTTTTATAGCACCACCAACATTATTAAAGACTCTACTTTGTTCGTATAAACCTTCGACCATCTTTTTGTAGCCGTCAGTAAACCGTTCCATAGTAGTTTGCTGATTATCTTGTACTGATTCATTAACCTCTTGAAGTTTTTGAACAGTATCAGATATACCAAGTCTTTGTAAAGCGAAAGATTTATTCGCTAAATCTACTTCTTGTTTACCGTACTCATTTCCTTGAGCAGCTAATCTATTTGACTCAGCTTGTTCGGAAGTAAGACCTTTATTGGTTGGTTCGTCTGCCATTTAATTTCTTAGTTAGGGTTACTGTCGCCGTGTTCTTTAGCTGCACTAGATGTATACAAACCAAACCATGCAGCGCCTGCTCCGACTAATACAGATATTAAACCTGATTGTTCTAGTGTCGGATCAGTTAAATCCATAAACCAGAATGTTGCATAGTATAGTAAGTACATATAGATACCTAAGAATGCTCTTGGTATGATTCTCCAAGCATCTATTGTCTTAGCAGCGAATACCCATTTCTGCCATGGGTTCTTTCTGTCTTCTTGTGTTAGTTCAAATATCTCTTGTTTTAATTCTCCGATCTCAGAGACCATAGCCATAAACTTTTTAAGATCAATTTCGACCTCGTTTCTGTCCATATCTCCATGAAATTGTCCGCTTGGATTATTCATTGTTATTTCCTCTGTTTCGCTTTACGCTCTTCTTCTTCTAAATGTTTTATTAATAATTTAGTATATACTTCACGCTCCCATGGTACCATGTTATCTAACTCAGTTAGACTCCAGTTATGATACTGCATCATCGCGAAATTGGTTTGTATATGATTAAACAAACTTTCGTGAGAGAGGCCTAACCGAAAAAATCAGAGATACCTTCCAAATCTCTTTCGTGATATTTGTCACATTCTTTACAATTATAAGTCACTTTGTTGACAAGTCTCGGCATGTCTTCAAAAAACTTTTGTATTTGTTCAAATTGTCCCGTAGTTAAAGACTCAATAAATTCTCTTAAATCTTTACTTTCAAAATCTTCTCTAGTGTGAACTTCATCTCCATCATATACTGATTCAATACATGATTCGATCATACTAAACATCTCATCAGTATTTATATCACTAGTTGGATTTTTAACCGACTTAAGACTAGGATAATTTAAAATAACTCCGATACTATCTGTAAGTTTTATATTATTATCTGTTTGTGTTTCAATAATTATTGAATTTCTTAAATCTACTTGAAGTGGTGTCATTGCTTCTTCATGACAATCACAAGGTAATGAGATATCAGCTGTCTCACCGACAGATTTCATTCTAATCTGTAGAAACAACCATTCAATATCTGCCATAGGGATATAATCTAATTTAACTTCGTCTGTATTAAAAACACAAGCTTCTATTAAATCGAATAGGGAGTTTGCACCAGTTGTACTTTCTTCACTCTCTAAAGCTATTAATAAAGCTTTTTGTTCTTTGACTAAGAAGGGTCTGTAGTCTACTTTCTTTTTTGAGACTGGTAGTTCTGTAGTATAACGAACTGCGTCTAGTTTGGGTAATGCCATAATTTATGTCCTCAATAATAATGTAATGTATTTAGTTACCAAATAATTCTTCGTCAAGTTTTTTATTGACTTTTGTTGTAAGTTTTCTCTTATATTTTTTAAACAATCCACCGAGTAATCCTGATGGTGAGTTTTCGAAACTTGAACTCCATGATCTGAATGCGAATCCACATACGAAAGTTTGTATTTCAGATGATGTTGCGTCTAGCGTCTGTTCTGTAATTTGTTGTGGCCATGCATCATGTAGTTTTACTTCATACACAGGTATTCCGTCCATACCAAGTTGTGTTATAATAACTTCACCACAATAGTCTTCTGGATATTGATATCCATATCCTTCATCATAGATTTTACCTTGCCACAATTCTACAAGTTGTTTATCTTCAAATGTATGATCACATAGGAATGTCATTGTAGCTAGTCCACCACCATAGTCTACTTTGTTAGCGTGTTTTCTCATTGGACCACCACCATACTCAGTAGTCTCAGCAAAAACTATTTGTTTTCCTGGTAGAGCAATATTAGTACATCTCATACCTCTACTTCTAATATTACTATTACGAGGACCATGAAGTTCTACCTCGTATCTATTTTGACGAGTCATATTGTCTAAGTGAGCTGACATGAATTGATTAATTTTCATTAGAATTTATTCCTACTTTCTTTCCATACAGTTGCTTTACTCACTTTTCTAAATGATTCAGTCGGTAGAAAGATTGCGATCTCCCAATCAGCTGGTTCAATTAATAATAACTTTGATTGTATGTGATCAGATAAGTAATGTTTAAAACAAGGTTTAAAGAATCTCATACTTTGTGCTTTCTTTAATATCTGATATGTTAATTTAAATTTTGTTGTTCTATCGTATTGATTATTGTTTGTTATGTCCATTAATGCATCTAAGAATTGTGCTCGTATATTAGGAGCTACATAGTGTAGATTCATACCATGAAAACCTTTCTTTGCTGGTTGGACAGGTATACACAATGGGAACCTATCATAGTATGGTAATTGTTTTTTTGTCTTCGGATCATATTGGAAGTTATACATTCTTCCATATTGATGTCCTGCTCGTGTCGGACCGTCTTTTAATAAAGCGGCTCGAGAGACATTCATGTTACTTACATTGGATTGAAACCAATCCATAGAAGCTTTTGTTCGAGCGGCAATACCAGCTCTGAACGCTTCTTGTTCAAGTTTGTCGAATAGTCTCCCAGCCATTATTATAAATTCTTAAAATTTATGAGTGAAATGTAAAGACACAGCGTCTCCAAATTCAACTTCACTTTCTTTAACATCACTCATTACAAGTAATCCTAGAGTCATGCTATCAGATAAAGACCAATCAGCTTTTAACATCTTGACTTCTCTACCATCAGACCATTCTCCAAGTTCTAAGCTGACATCAGCCCACTTGATAAAGGGCATTCCGATATTGTACCATTCATAGTCCATATCGTTGTCAACACCTTCAGCTTTACCGTATGAAAAAGATTCATATCCTACTTGGAAGATTCTTTCTTCAAACTCTAAACCGTCAGAGTTGTCTCCACTATAACGATAAGCGATATACTCACCATTGAACCAGAAACCTGAATCAAATGATTTTGTGTATCCACCGAAAAAGTCAGACTCTAACTCTCTATCACCGTCTATATCAACGCTTGAGTTCCAGTTACCTATATAAAAACCTTGACCAAGGTCTTGTTCTATACCAAAGTTCACTGCTAGTCCATGATCAGATTGTGTTTGACCACGCCACATATAGTCAGTGCTGATTCCAACATGACCACTCATTGCTAATGTAGATGTACTCAATAGTACACTACCTAATAATACTAATAATTTATTCATATATTCTCCTATTTTATTTGTATTAACATTATAAAATACATAATGTAGTTTAAATAGTATTTATGTCACTTAATAGATGTTTATATCCTTTTCCGTAAGAATTCTCCATTTCCAATTACGATCTTTACAATACTTCATAGCTTGATTCCATTTAGCATCATTAACTATGTAAGTCTGTACTTCTTTGAGATATCTCTTAGATGTTCTACCTGTTTTTGTAAGTTTCTTTTTTGGATTGGGTGGAGAACATTGATTGAAAGGTTTAACTTCAATTAGTTCTTCTATTATCTTTCCGTCAGAGTTTTTATACTTGATATAAAAATCAGGAAAGTATCTGTGCACACGATTATCTACCGGCGAAACATAGGGTATTATGATCTCCTCAGATTGCCATTTAAGTATAGAAGGATTATTATCTAAGTAAACCATGAATCTACGCTCTAATAAAGAACGATAAATAATGTTACTAGGATTACCTTTATACTTATTTGGATTCTTCGGTCTAAACTTTCCTTTATAAGACATAAATAACTAGTAAGTATATATTACAATAGAGAACATCAATTATGGCATTTAAAAAACTAAGAGGAGCAGTTAAGGGGTATATTGGATCAGTTAGAGATGATCTCAATAGTCTTACTAGTGGTTTAGAGAGTAAAATCTCTAGAGCGGGTAATAAGTTTGATCAACGAATAGCTAATTCATTAAGTGATTTATTAACAGGACTTACTGGTGTTCGTACTTCTAACATACCTCAGATATCAGCAGATGTGTTGAGAGTAAAAGAAACAAATAGAGAAGCAAGAGCGACAGTACTAAATGATCCAGGAGCAGGTAGAGCTAAATCATCACCTAGTGGTAAGATAGCTTTACGATTCCCAGAGCGTTTTGATAGTGAAACTGGTAGAAAACAAAATCTTACTAATTATATACATTTTAGATCATTAGAACGAAATGTAAAAGATAAAGATTGTGTAAGAGAAGACTTATATGATATATTCTTATATGTACCAGATACACTTCAAGATAATTTATCTGTAGCCTACAAAGAAGCTGATAAAGGGATTGCAGATGCATTAGTTGGTAGTATGTTTGCGAATGAATCGGGTTTTGGTACATCTGGTGAAGAACTAATGGAAATTATCAAAGCTGGTGCACCAGGTGGTGATATTTTAAAACAAGCTGCAGGTAAAACAGTTAACCCACTAAAGTTTCAATTATTCGAGGGTGTGAATTTTAGAACTTATTCATATACTTTTAATTTACGACCAAAGAATTCAAACGAAGCACAAACAATTCAAGAAATGATATATGCTTTTAAACTTTCAGCATTACCTGGTACCACAGGTGATAACAATCGAATATACACTTTTCCAAATGAATGGGCTATTAGATTTAGGGGTCCGTTCAAAGATAAAATAGATTATCCATTAGTATCTGTATGTACAGGTGTTGATGTTAATTATACAGATGGTCAAGGATTTGCTACATTTAGTGACGGGTCACCAATGTCTGTTGGTCTAACAATTAATTTTACAGAAACAGCTCAATTAACAAGAGAAAAATACAAGAAAAGATCAGCAGCATTTTTTGGTAGTGATAGAGAAGCTTCTCAAGAAGGTGGTAGTGATCTTGTCACAACTGATGATGCCGTAGCAGAAGTTAAAAGAACACAAAAACTAAAAGAACAAGAAGCGGCCGCTGAAGCTGCAAAGGAAAAGGGTGAATAATGGCCAGAGGATTTTTTAAACAGATACCGAATATTCAATATGATTTTAAAAGTGATGGTAAATTTTTTGAAGCGAAAGATTTATTTCGTAAAGTATCTACATGGAGTTACTTACAAGAAGGTATTTCCGGGTATACATATTATCGTGTAACAGAAGGTGAAAGACCAGGTGTTGTATCATCAAAATTATATGGTGACAGTACATTGTATTGGACTTTCTTTTTAGTTAATGAAAACTTACAAGACTTTAATGACTGGCCAAAGTCTGGTCAATTACTTCATAGATTCATTGCAAGAAAATATTCAGGTAAAGTATTAGTAGGTAGTGAATCAACAGACATAGTTTCATTCGATCATGCTACAAATGTTTCAAGTAAATGTTTACTAGGTGAAAAAGTGACACAAACATCATCAGGTGCTTTTGGATTTGTGACAAAAATTGATCCGACACATAATAGAATAGTATTAAATAGTGTTGAAGGTACATTTACTACAGGTACAGTTGTAGGTAGTGATTCATCTAAAAGTTTTACAGTAACTTCTGTAGCTGATGAAAAAGATGTCGTACATCACTATACTGATAGTAATGGTCTAAGAACAACAGTTTCAACAAGTAATACACCAGTTTCAAATGAAGAATACGAAAGAGATATAAATGAAGATAAATTTAATATTCGTATTATAGAACCAAGATACATAGACAAGGTAGTAACAGAATTCAATAGATTAGTTAGAGATTAATTATGGCAATCGGAATTGATAACACTAAACCAGATAGTGTTAATTTAGAAATACTAACATTAGTAAATAATGAAGGTGAAGGATTTGACATTCGTGATCTAATGATAGAATGTGCTATAAATGAATCTATAACAACAAATTTTTTAATGGGTCATTTAATCATAGGTGATTCAATTAATTTATTAGAAAATGCTAAAATCTTTGGTCAAGAATCTTTAAGAGTTAGATTTAGTCAACCTGCAGGTGTTAATGATGAAACTCATGAAGATGATTTAATTGATCAAATATTTAGAATTTATAAAGTAGAAGATGTACATAGATATGATGAATCAACACAATTCTTTAAATTATACTTTACAGCAAACGAATTCATAGAATCAAGAAGAACAAGAATCAGTCAAGCTTTTAGTGGGTCAATGACAGATATTGCAGCTCAGATTGCAGAAGATAATTTAGATATAAAAAATGAGAATCTTAACAAAAAACTTGTACCTTACTTTGAAGTTAGAGAAAAATCTCAAGGTGAACAATATCAAGTAGTCATACCAAATTGGACAACTAATTATACTATAAATTGGTTGTGTTCACAAGCACAGGGTATTGATGAATCTTCTGGATTACAAGACTCATTTTATTGGTATCAAACAGCTAATGGTGGATATCGTATTCAATCATTAGCAAGTATGATGGATGTTGAATACGCTGGTGGTAGAGAATTCATATATTCACCGTCTTTATCTGGTGAGAATACTAAGAATGTCCCAGTAGATAGTACAGAAGGTGTCGTAGGTGCAAGTAGAAGAATACTTGCGTATGATGTATCATCTCATGCTAATATATTAGAAGCTACAGTTAAAGGATTATTCGGATCAAAACAAACTACTGTAGATAACACATTTCAATTCTTTACAGAAAAATCATATAGTTTTCTAGAAAAGTTTTACGGTGGACAATCTCAAGCTATTGAAGAACACCCTTTTGTTCGAACTGCGAACGAGACATTACATATAGGTGAGTCTGCTTCAGAAGGTGATGTAGCTATTTCAGGATCTAAAGAAGGTAAATCAATAAGTTCTTATCATGACGCTCATGTAATGTTAGTTAGTGATTCTTCTTTTGTTAATGATGAAAACAATAATATTCATCAAGCTAATCATGAGATACATTTAGGTTCAGCACAATTCAGAACAGCAGCAAGAGAACTATTAAATTATCATACAGTTGATATGGTATTATCAGCAAGAACTGATATTTCAGTTGGTCAACTTATTAATACAAGTGTGACAGCACTTAGACCAGGTGAAGAAGCAGTAGAACCTAAATTCTATAATGGTAAACATTTAATAACTAATTTACAATGGGTTTTAAGACCTGAAGGTTGTACATTAAATGTCAAATGTATTAAAGATTCTGTTATTAATAATATTGAAACAACACCGATTGAGTATGGAGCTAGTGAGTAATGAAATATCAAGGTAAAATAGGATTTATTTGGTTTACTGGTGTCGTTGAAGACAGAAACGATCCTCTATATCAAAACAGAGTTCGTGTAAGAATACACGGTTCACATACTTGGGATAAACAAAAGATTGCTACACCTGATCTTCCTTGGTCTCATGTAATGATGCCAACAACATCACCATCTTTGTCAGGATTAGGAACAACAACTCATGGTCTAGTTGAGGGTTCTACTATCATGGGATTTTATCGTGACTCAGAAGAAATGCAAGATCCTGTAGTGATCGGTTCTTTTACTGGTACACCACAGTCATTTTATCGAGTAGATGAAAAAATAGATGATAAAGGTAATCGAACATTTACTCAAGTTCAAAGAACAACCGAAGAAGGATTTAATGATCCTCGTTTAGATAGTAAAGGAGCATATGATGGTAAACCTGATGGGAAAAATCCAAAACATAATAGTAGTAGAACTTATGGGTTATCTTTAGCATTAGATAAATCTCCAAGACGAGATGGTTTTACGACAGGAGAACTCTATCCCAAAACAGAATACATTGGTACTTCCGATGTCAATGTTCTCGCGAGAGACTATGATGACAAAACATATCCTGTTATTAAGATAGAAGAAGGTGAACCAAAACGAGATTATGTCGAACCAGTATATCCATTTAATCATGTACATGAAACAGAATCAGGTCATGTATTAGAATTAGATGATACACCAGACAAAGAAAGAATACATTTATATCATAGAAAGGGTACAAGAGTAGAGGTAGATAAAGACGGAAACTACATAGAGAAAGTAGTGAAAGACAAGTACTCAGTTGTATTAGGAGATGATACTGTTACTATAAGTGGTAATGTGACTGTTAATATTACAGGTGATGCTGATATATCAGTTGGAGGTAAAACTAATATAACTTCTGTAGATGAAATCAGTATGATAGCACCGAAGATTAAGTTGAACGGATAATGAGTACAGCAACATTTAAAGTTAATCCTATAACTATACCACCACTTGAGTGTCCTAAAGTTATACTTCCAACTAAAGCTGATTTAGTTAATATGTTTAGTCAGTTAG